ACTTAGTTTTTTTATTTTTTAAGTATCTTAGTACATCTTTTAATATAAGAATATTTCTTGAGGTTTCAAGCGATTGCATGATATAATTCATTAATTTTTGTGGATTCATGTCTTTTAACTCTCTTGTAAATGGTTTTCCACTAATAGGTGCCAGGATCTTTCCGTCATTTTCGTATCCTTTCCACAAATTTTTGATATAGTCATCAATCTTCGTAAAGATTTCAAGGAAAGCCCATCTTTCTGGTATTTTTCCATAAATTGCGTGAAAGTTAATTTGCTTGGCTTGATTATATTCTTCTTCTGTAATTTCATCTTTTTCAAAATATTTTTTTGCTAACTGTTCATGAGCTGATTCATCTGTAAGACCGTAATTAATCTGATCACAAAGTAAACGAAGGTGGTACCCGTCAAAATCCAACTCAACAAAATAGTCTCCTTGCGGCCTAAAGCAGGATCTATAGTCCCTTCCCTTAGGTATTGCAGCGAAATTAACGCTGTTAAAAGCATTAGTAGGTCTAGAAGTAGCATTATATAAATTATATGAGGTTAGTACTGTATTATCTATTGTATTGTACCTCGGATTACGAGGTTTAAACATTTTATTAAAGTTTTCATAAAAAATTCCTAATCCAGCTTGTTCCAATAGAAAGAATACATTAGTTGCAGTCTTATTATAGAAATCAAACCCCTCTGGTATATCATAGTCTATTACATCTTTTACTGATTCGTATACTTTCTCACAACTTTCATACAGTTTTGATAAAGGTACTAGTTGATTTATATGTTCAAAAGTATTAAATCTATTGTAAAAATAATTTAATATATTATTATCTCTATGATACTCCAGTCTATCATATTTTGTCATACTATAGACCATCGATAAATCTATGGCTTCCTGTAGATTAAAGTGATAGAGTAGGTCTTTCTTATTTAAGGTATAAAGTTTACTAGTAGATAATAAAATTTGGTAGACACGATCTTTAGTTACATTTAATCCTTCATCGTGACTGACAGGGATAATGAATCCGTGCTTAGAATTTACAGGTCTAATGTATACTGCTATTGTTTTTGTAAGTTTCTGATGATATAAATCATTTGAACTAATTACATCTACATATAACCCTAATTTCGATAACCTTTGTAAGTTCTCTAACTTACTTTCTTGCTCTACTATATAAAACACTTATAAAACCTTTATTGTAATATAAGATAATTTTTTTACTTTACAAACTCTCCGTAGTTTTTTATCGTAGAAGATAAGTTCTTTATTACTTTTTCTGCTTCCAATACTAATTCTTTATTTTTAGATGCACTGCCAAAAAAGATATATCCGTTTTTTACACCATCTTCTGCCGGTGATGTTAAAACCCAGTCAATTTTGACTCCATTCACGTATGGAAGTTTTCTTAAAGTACTATATTTTGTCTGTTTTACTTCTATAATACTTTTATTTCTAACATCTTGTAAAAAAAACCTTGTTAAAAATCCATTTTTATAGTCCTTTTCTGTTGGTCTTACATAATCGTTCAAAAATTGTCTACCGGTATCTCCGGTATCGTCTTTAATAACCTCTTTAAGCTTTTGAGATTTAGATGTAGGTGCTTTACCGGTGAAATACTCATCTTTATAGGTTTTAAAGTACCAGCCAATATAATCTGTACCGTTAAGAAGTTCAAATTGATCTCCTCTTGAATATTTTGGTTTATTATACTTTGATTTAGGCAGATACATTATACGTTATATAGGATTTGAGGATTTACTGGTTTACTACCTTTTGTTATTTTTAAATGTAAGTGGTTTTGCATTGGATTAACAGGTAAATACATATCAGAATAACCTACACCATTCGGATTTGTTTTTCTATCGTAAGTATTTTTTCTGTCTGTACCTCCTAAAAATACTAAACTTCCTATAGGTTGTCCTTTTTTAACTTTAGCACCTTGCTTAAACTCTGAAAAGTTTTTAACATATCCTAATGTAGCTTTATAACCTCTGAAGTCACCTGTTCCTTTAATTAGAATACCAGGAAGGTTTTTACTGTAATTAGTACTGATTCTTTCTATAATACCTTCTATAGGTGATTTAATAGTAGTATTAGGAGCTGCTAAAAAGTCTATAGCATTATGCTTTCTTCCTGTTCCTCTATTTGCAGTGAATGTACCACCTTCTGCTGCTGCTCCATCTCCAGGTCTAATTCGAAGAGGACTTAAAGGCGGTGCAAACTCAAGTTCAGTAGAAGGCTCAACAGCTTCAGCTTCTTCTATTTGTTCTTCTGCATCCTCATCTTGCATTTCTATCAATTTCTCTGCAGGTTTTGTAGAAAGCATTATCATTTGACTAGTTATTGATGTAACCCAATCGTTATTATCTATATTGTGATTTAAACCTGTAATTAAAAATCCTACTTTTGATGTATTAACATCATTTACTTTTTCTGAGTATCTTTCTGGTAAAATATGATGGGGTATAACAAATGCTTCACCTATTTTAAACCCAGATATACCTGTCAATGTTAATTCTAATTCTATTGGAATGATACCCGGTGCATTAGTAGTTTTTTGTGCTGTCGTAATTTGAGACAACATATGCATTACTTGTTTGTGCATTGAACTAATACTTGTTATTTGTTCTTTATCTATTTTTAAAACAAAAATACCTTCTTTTCCTATACGAGAATAAGATGTTGTAAAAACATTAGAATATGTCTTATAATCGATAGTTTTTGTATCTTCTGGCATGCTGCTAATACTCTTTTTTTCAACAAACCTATCTACTAGTCCATCGTTCCATCTTTGTAAATTCATTAAATCTTCTCCTGCATCTGTTCCTCCTACTTGTGCTGATATTGCAACCATATTAGAAATTTTATTTGTAATATTACTGCTTATACTAAAATCTCTAACAGTATTATCTGCACCCAGTACATTAATAACTGATGTTTCTAAAATATTTTTTTCTGGTACAACGTTACGGTCTATTATATAATGAGTACCGTCTTCTTCATCGAAGTGTATATCCAAGTTATTTATAAACCCACCAGCTTTTTCTATACCTCTTAGTATAGTCTGTACAAAATCAAATATATTTTTTTGAGTTAATTCATCACTATTAATTTGTGCATTTAAACTACTAAGTATAAAATCTACATTAATAAAAATGTCTAATATGTCTGTTTCATCATATTCACGATCTAAAACATTTTCGAATCCAAATCCATAGGATGCAATTTTTTGTTTAGGTATAAATCCAATATCTGGGTTACATAAAAAATGCTGTCCAAATGTATGAAAAGGTGTTTTGTTTACTCCTTCTTCATTACCCACATAAAATTTAGTTATTTTATTTTCACCATTTTTTAACATAAAACAAGTGTTTATAAACTGTAAAAATGTAGAAAAGGTAATATAGTGGTTTCGACCTTGTTCTGTAGTAGTAGGGACTTCTGCAATATCTAGACCTTTTTTCACTGTTACTAAAGAAGAAAGTGCATCATCAAACAACGCTTTTAATAAAGGGTTTTTTTCGTTTGAAACTATTAGCTCTGAGTCTAAGCAGAATAAGTAATTTGCTTCGGTTTTATTATTTTCATCTAGATAATTATCTTTAATGCCATAGAGTAATTGATGCATAGTAGTTGCATCTTTAATAAGTTCTGAGGTGTCTTCTTCCGATCTTTTAATACCTGTAAATATGACAGTCGATAAAGACTCTACTAACTCTCCTTGTGAAACCACATCTAACCTACAGTCGTATTCTCCATTCGTAGCTAATTTCCACTCGTAATTTTTTACGTAGCCAAACATTGCGTCGTAGTTATAAGAACTATCTTTTTTATATTTTTTTATATCTTTAAGAAGCTGGTCTTTATCAGATGATGAAAAATAGCTATCCCCTATTCCATATCGTTTTTGTTGTAAATTAGCATTATTGTCAAAGTATATTGAGTGTCCCCATTCTAACAGCACGGTAAATCCGGGTCTTAAATATAGCTGCTCAAAAGTAGAAAGCTGTTCTACAGAATTTGCTTTAAATTGTAATGTTGCTACTCTTAAAGTACCAAAGTTATTTTTACTTGCTATAGATAGAGAAGTAATACCAGGCATTGGAACATATCCAAAAATGTTAGATAAATCATAAGAACTTTTTCCACTAGTATCACCAGGTATAAATCCTGATCTTAACGCATTATCGTAAAGAGTTCCACCTAAAAGTTGATTTTTATATGCAAGATCAGAAGTATAACCATCCCCTTGTTTTGTATTAACAGAAGAGTATAGTCTTATCCAGGAAGTATTTGTATGAAAAGATTTTAAATCTTGGTCTGTGTAGCTGGTTTTAGAAAGCTTTCCTTGACGTAATTTAATTTGTTGTAAAACGTCTTCACTTATAGGCCCGCCTACTATTGATTTGTCTGAATAACTTAAAGACATTATCTGGTTCTATTAACTTGTTCGAATAATGTTAATGCATTTTCAACATCTGCTGGTATTCTTATTTGTTCACCAGGTGTTGGAATAAAAGTACCGCCTGTGGTATTATTTGCCGATGCTATAATCCACCATAAGGATTGGTCTTGGTAAAACTGACTAGCTAGAGTATCGTATCTGTCACCTGCTGTTGCTATTACATAAAAATCTTTATCGGATTCAGGTATTTTAGGGTATATAGCATTCTGAATATATCTAGTACCTGTTTCTGTCTTGTTTATGTCTATAGTTTTATATCTTTGTGCCATATTATCCTCCTATATTAGTTATATCTACATAATTTCCCTGATCAAAATCACCTCCAAATGCACCTTCTCCTACCTCTACATCTCCTGTTGTTTGCTTTACTTCTGGAATAATAGATGCCGTATTGGAATCTTTAAGTCTCGCTGTCATATAAGGTAGTAATCCTGTCTCTGGTCTAAAGTCATGAATTACAGTAAAGTTAAGATTTACATCTAATACCATAGGTAATTGCTGCTGATCTTTATCTATATCAGATGATGAACTTCCTCCTACACCTGCGTTTGGTTCTGGTTGTAAAGCTATCTCCCATGGGTATGATTGATCCCAACTAAAATCTATATTATTAATAAACCCAGGCATATTATCTAAATAATCTCCTACTGTAAGTCTTACAAAGGTTCCTTTCATTGTTTTATAGGTTCCATATGTTGGAGCGGTAGTAGAAGCTAAGTATACTATTTTTTGGTATATAGATTTCATTTCACCTCTAGTCTGAGCTGATACTTTAAAAGATAGGGAAACTTCTCTGTTAAATCCATTATATGTATAAAAATTTTCTGCTCTACCGCTATACTTCCACGAATTCCAATCAGCACTAAAATTATCACTAAAATTTTCTAAATAAGCTCTAAATATTAAAAACTTATCATCACTTCCATCTTCTTGTGGGTGTATAACTCTAAATTTAAATTTAATTAAATCTTTTATATCTGAATCTTCTGAGAGTACACCTAGCATGTTTATCTTATCATGGGCAAGTTGTGCTTTATCAAAAGTATCGTATGTAGTATGAGAATTGTTACTAGGTGTACCTAATCCAGTTCTTATGTCTTTTTTTACAGAGTCTTTTACGTTCCTAGGAGTAAAGGCCTGGTTTAATTGTGTAAAGTTTTCTGATCCTGATAAACTGTAGTTAGGGTCTAAGTATACTCCTCCTGCAACTTCATCATTTGTAAAATCTTTACCTTCTTGAGCTATCTGGTTTGTAATAATAGGTTTTCCTTCTTGAGCTAATACATGAGGTGGGGTATCTATTGTACTTAAATAGTTATGTCTACTAGTCCCCCTAAATCCTCTAACAAAATGTGTACCAGTACCATTAAGAGGAACCTGTGCAAGTGTAGAACCTAATACGGCTGCTGTTCCTAATAAACCTGCTCCAAGTTGACTAAGTTTACCTTTAAGTCCAGATGAAAGTGTATCTTCATTTGTACCGTTGTTATTCTTTATTCTTTCTTCTGTTGTTTTTTTAGCTGTAGATGTACGTAAAAGTGTTTCATTGGCTATATACTTTAGCCCAGGCGGTTGGGTTAAAAGTGTAGCAATTCTTTTAAGATCATCAACTCTTCTAGAGATTTGGTTTTCAGCCGCACCCTTTGTTGTTAAGTTGAGTTGATCTTCAAAAGTAGCTGCGACTTTTTTATATACTGTTGGCCCATTAGTAGGATTTATCCTTTGAGCAAACGGTATACCGCCTCTTACATACTCTTTAAAAACACCCATTTACTTTTAAAAAGTTTTACCTGTTTCAGGATGTTCGTATTTATTTGGAGTTTTAGCATTTAAGTCTAATATAGAAGGGCTTTTACCTTTTATTGCAGGATCATTATTAATAGACGACTGAAAATGTAAAGTCGATGTTGCTGATGCTCCTGATTTTGCCTGTAAATCCTTTCCTTTAAGACTGTGTTGAGTTGCTCTTTGATCTCCGTCTTTAAATGATTTTAAAATTCCCATAATTATTGTTTTTAATAAATAGTTTAAATTTAACCTGTTTTTTGACCTGCAGCATTTACTACATGTCCTACTTTATTACCGTCCATATTAATAGTTTGATCTTTATTGGCTATTGTTTCTAACAGTTGGTTAGTTTTATTTTGACTATCCAACATATTTTTCATTTCTACTGCTGCTGCTCCTGGTGCTGTTAATTCAAAACCTGATCTAATAGTAGACCCTAATTTTTTCTGAAAGTCACCTCTTTGCTCACCTGTTACTCCAAGCATATCTGTACCTGCTAATGCTGCGTCTATTCCAAGTGATGCTGCTGTTCCGACTCCTGGAATAATAGATACTACTCCAGATAAAATTTCTGCTGCACCTCCGATAATATCACCCTCGCTAAATCTTTTAATACCCATAGCTAAACCAACTAGTGCTCCTAAAAATGGTATCTTTTTTAAAGCTGAACCTCCAATTCCTTTAAAACCTTTCAATAAAGCTTTAGGTAGACCTTCAAAAGTCTTAAATACACTTTTCATTGCCGCTACAATTTCATCAGCCGGGTTAACTAAGTAGTCTATAAATACTTTTCCTAACGCCATAGCCTTAGAGCCTATTTTAGTCAAAAATGCCAGCAACTCTGATGCTCCATAGCCTAAAAATTTAAAAGCTTCTGTTACAAGACTAAATGGTGCTGCTAGAAGTTGAGCTGCATCTCTTATTTCAGTTAAAAGTTCTTTTTGTGCCTCCATTAAAGAAACATTTTCCTGCTGTCTTCCAAATTCTGTTTCTCCAATTTCATCGTATAACTTTCTTTCCATATTTAGAGCATCTTGTAGTTTACCCTGCTTTCTTAAATCTTTTATTTCTTTCTGACGGGCTTTAACGTTTGCTTCAAAAGATTTAGACATATCAAAATTAAGTTCAGTCATAGCTTTTTGCCTGATCAAAGCATCTGCAAGTTCATCTCTTGTCATTCCCATTGCCTGTGCCTGTGCTTCTTGTGCTATAACACTTCGATTTTGAAACTCTTCTATAGACCCAAAGTTTTTAGCAAGTTCCTGGGCAAGAGTAGCTTGATTCCCCATTAGTGCTGCTGCTCTTGCTCTTTCTAAATTGAGCTGTCTACCTGTTAAAAGTTCTGCTTCTAATTCTGCTTCAATAGAAGATTCAAAATTTAAAAGAGATTGAGCTGAACTCTGTAACATAGACATACTTAAACCAAATTTTCTGGCCTGATAAGCAGCTTGAGCTAATCCTCCTGGAAACTTCGATACTGTAAGTTGTGTTGCTGCACCTGAATCTGCTATATCTTTTAAAACATCTTGGTACCTTACTGCTGAATCTGTGGCTAAATTCTGATTCATAACAGTGCTTATTAAATCTGTATTAAACTTAGTAAGTTCTTGACCTGTAGCAGCTGTAAGGCTAGTAAGTATCCCTGCTTGTTCGTTTGTAAGACCAAGTTTAGTGGTCATGGTACCGAACGCTTTTAATTGTTCCTCACTTAGGTTTGCTGATATTCCTAATTGATCACTTACGGTTGTAATAGCATTTATGAAATCCTCTGATACTAAGCCGACTGTTGATCTACTTATTGCAGCTAAATTATTATTTAATCTTTGTGCTTCTCTTGATGAGATATTAAGATTTCTTGCAAAATCTGTAGCTCTTTCTGATCCTTTAACAATTCCACCTATTAAATTTGATACAGCAAAAGCGGTTGCTATTTTACCAGCAGCCCCTATTAATTGCTGGGCACCTGCTGCCATATAATCACCTCCTTCTGCGGCTGCTTTAGCTGCAGCTTGAGCTGCATCATCAAATTCTTTAAACAGCGGACCTAATAAAGGAATCCCTTTAAATAGATCTGCCATATCGTTAAAGAATGCTGTTTTTTCGTCTATCTCTTTAAGCTCTTCTTTTACATTTTTTGCAATATTTAAAAAACCGTCAATTTCATCGTTAGCATCTCGAAGGTAACTTAGTCTTTTTTGTTCTAATTTTGAAAGACCATCAGTTACTACTTCTTGTTTAGTTTCTAACTCTAATATTTCGGTATCAACACCTTTTTGTATAGATTTAAGATTATCTATTTCTTTATAAATCTTAATTCTTTTCTTTTGTTCACTAATTTCATCTATACCTATCTGCTTCACCTCTTCGGCTAACCTTTTAGCTTTAGCTGTTTCTAAAACAGATTTAGCTATAGTTTCATCAGTTTCGGCTTTCTGTTCTTTTGCATTTTCCTTTAGGTTATTAGCAATACTAGTAACAATAGTCAGAAATTCCTGAGCTGCTAGGTTAAATTCTTTTATTTCTTCTGGTGTTTTAGCCATTTAGATTCTTTTATATAAATAGGAAAGGCTTCTATTTTGAAGCCTTAGTCTTATATGATGGTTTAATATTAGGTTTTAAAACCTTTGGTTTGGTGGATTTATTTTTATTTTGAATTTTATTTACTTCTTCCTGTTGTTTTTCATAGTATTGTTTAATTTCAGAAAAAGTATACTCTCTTAACCATACGGGCATATTATAAACCGTATTCCAATCGTATCCTCCTTGACCATGAAATACTATTTCGTGTATTTGCTTAAAAAGAGCTTTCTTGTAATCACTGCCCAGGCCAAAAAAAGTTGAGCCCTACAGGTAAAGTGACGTCCTCCTCTACGCCATCAAGTTTTACTGTTAAATCAAGATCTGGTTGAACTCTATTATACTCCTCTCTTAATGCTCTTGCATCTTTTGCAAGTAGGTAATTGTTTACGAAATCAGTAATTTCATTTTTATCTGTGTTACCATTAATAGAGAGAATCATCGCTCTCATACGTAAAGTAACCTCTCTTACTACGTCTTTATCAATTTTCTTAAGACCTTCTGCCTCTTTATCTATTGACTCTTCATCTTTATGTGAAAGTAATTTAAACTCTACTACATTACCTGATGAAGGAAGTGTAAATTTAAATTTATTTTCTCTGTTTGGATAATCAGCCTCGTTTATAGGTTTTGGATCAATAGCTGTTAAATCAACTGTGTGTTTTTCTCCCTGATAAGTAATTGTATAATCCTTTCCGTATGCAAGTATTCTTGCACCAATCATTATAGCATTTTTATCTCCTATAAGAAGATCATCATAATTAATGTTTGGTGTAACAACCATTGATTGAAGTAACTTATCTATTACAGTTCCATTTGCAATATAGTTTCTATTGGTAAGAATATCTTCTTCCTTAGCAGTCATGTGTTTTAACTCGATTTCCCCTTTTGACAAAGGAGAATCTTCAGGATATAATAATCCTTTTGAAGGAAGTTCTAAAGTTTCTGTTGGTAAATTAAATTTTGTGCTCATAAATAACTTTTATGTATAACTTGTCTTAATATAAATATACGAATAATATTTTTTGTAAACAACAAAAAACCCGACTAATTGCCGGGTTTCTTAAATACTATGTAGGGTAGCGGTTAGTAATTTAATATACAGTAGTCCATTGAAATACTTAAAGAGATATCAACTTGATCACTACTAGACCAATCTAAATCGCCAAAGTTTGCATTATTAATGAAAGCTCCTACGATTACCCATTCTCCAACTATATCTCCTACTGGTCCTAAATGCTGTAGTGTTAACTGTTTTTTATAAAAATCTTGGTAACCAGCTCTACCAGTTACTGATTCATATGACAATCTAGCCCAGTCCATCACTTGCTGTGCTCCTGATGGTGAAATTGGATCGTATAGAGTCATAGTCATATCAGCCCATTCTCTTTTACCTCTTATTTTCTGATAAGAGTTGATGTGGTGTAAAGTAATTACCTCATCAGTAAACTCTGGTGTTGATATAGCTCTTACCATAAAAGATTCTATACCTTCCATTAATAGTAAGAACCTATTTTGTACTTTTGGTTCAAATGCTTGGACGTTAATTTCTCCGGGATTTAATATTGCCATTTTATTTCTCTTTTATTATAAATATCTTTAATTTAAATTATGCTCCAAATGTTGCTCCTGTTGGTTCAACTACAAAGTCTAGAATTATAAATTCTGCTGTCTTAGCTGGTTGAATAAATATCTGACCTACTAATTGGTTTCTATCTACTACATCTGCTGTGTTGTTACTATCATCCATTACTACTTTGAAAGCGTAAAGACCTTGTCTCTGTACTACTGAGTTAAGGTATGGATTAACAGATGCTAAGAATTTGTTTCTTGTAGCAATTGTGTTTTGTTCGAATACTAAATTAGTTGCTTGATCTCCAACAAATTTCTTAAGATCAATTAATAGTCTTCTTACATTTACTCTATCTAAAGCACTTGCTTTAGTCTGTAATGTCTTTTGTCCAAAGATTGCAATACCTGTTCCTGGGAATGTAGCAATTGGGTTAACTTTACTACTGTATAAAGTATCTCTATCGTTTCTTGATAGTTTTCTTTCTGCTTGAATTACTCCTGGAATTCCACCTCTAACAAGTCCTGCTGGTGCAAACCATGGTGCTGCTGCTCCATCTGTAAATGCATATACACCTGGAATAAATACTGATGCTGGTGCCCAAACATTTTTACCTGTAGCTGACTGTGTTTGTAACCAAGGCCAGTAAGTAGCTCCATAAGAACTATTTAATAAGTCTGCTTGACCAGTTACGTTAGTAAGTGTTGCTCCGTATGTGTATGAATCTACTACTGCAATACAATCTCCTCTTGTTTCAGCTAATGAAATTACTGTGTCTAATCTTGCACTGTGTGCGCTATAAGTTAAACCTGGTGTTGATATTACATTAAATCTATAAGCGTCAGTATTCTCTAATAATGTAATAGCATCAGAATAATCAGTATTTGCTAATCCTTGAGTCTGTGTGCTAATGTTGTGGTACATATTAGCTCCTGCTGCTACATCTCCTGTTGCTCCAACAAACGATCCAGATTGTACTGTTGGTAATGAACCAGTTGCAGATGTTTCTCTGATCAGTCCGTTGTTGCCAATGTAGTTAAGAGTGTTTCTAGATACTGAAGCTACTCTAATATAGTTTGAACTATTTGCATATGATCCTGTTGTGTCAACGTATAATACACCTGCTCCGTCTGTCTGCTTTGTTAATACTTGATCACCAATAACTTTTGAAATGTAGTTATCAGAATTTGGATCTAATGTTAAGTTATTGAATGTTTCAAGGACTACTTTATTTTTTGAGTTATCATCTCCTCTTCTTACCGAAAGTGTAAATGTTCCTTTTGCATTACTTACATTTGAAATCTCCCATCTAAGGTTATCTGTTGAACCAGAAATTAACGAACCATCGCTGTTTTCATTTACTGAACCAGTATATGCTCCAGATGCTGATGCGTTGTTCATTAAAACTCCCTGTCCTAATGTTTCAATTGTAAATGGAGCTGATCCACTTGTTGCTACTACGTCTGTTGCTGTAGCTCTAGTATATGCTCCTGATACTACTCTAGTAACTAGACAAGAATCACCTCCTTGTTGGAAGTAAGACTTAACTGCCATTGACGTAAAGAATTCGTGGTTATCTGAACCAGATTCGAATGTGTCTCCAAATCTTCTTACGTAATCGTTATATGAGGTTACAACAGTTGGAATTTCTA